AAACAATGATGCGTTTACCGCTACTAGGAAATAAATGCTGACCAAACAAAGTATCGGTAGATATGCCTTCATAATAAAAGTCTTTTTGTTTAGTCTTTACTTTTGCTCCCTGAAGTATTCCATCGCTTGTGAAATAATAGAAGCGTAGAAGTTCTCCGTCTCGAAAGATTTTATATTTTTGGTTTGTCTTCTCACTGATTCCTCTACGTTGCAGCCGTACGGCAGATCCTTTGAGTTGTACATTGGTAGACATTTGATGAGTGTGTGTATTTTCTCCATTCCCAGGAGTACGGGTGTGACATACAAAACAAAAAGAGTGACCATCCGAGTACTCGCTTTTAGCGTCGGATGATCCACAGTTTTCACAAGCTGTATGTCTTACAAATTCGCTCTCTATATGAGCCATTCGATTGGTATATTGTGGTACGAGCACCATTTGATGCCATGCTTATCGCACCATTTGGCATACGTAGTTTTAGATTTTTTAGTTGTTTTGTTGTAGGGAGATTGAAAGACCATTCGCAGGTCTATCTCTGGGTGTTGATCCACTACATTTTTAATCTTTCTTCTATCTGCAGGATCCCAGTAACCCTTGCATTCTAGGTATATTCCATTAGGTAAGAGAAAGTCTGGAGAATAATTATGTTGTATTTCATATGGAATCCTTGTTGGTTCGTATTCATAATCAATCTTTAATTCACATAATAAATCTGAGACCTTCTCTTCTAGCTCAGACCTAAACATTAGAAGTCATCTTCTACTGAAGATGGTGTACCAGCTGCCTCAACATTTGGTTCACCTGCTTTAAAGCCTTTAGTCTTACCAAACAATTCAGCTACACCTACCTCATCAAGGTCTCCAGTATCAACACCAGCTCCTCCCTGGACAGTCACGATCTGTACTCCAGAGAGCTTCAGAGACGTGCCATACGAAATACCATCTCTTAGTAGGTAAGGCTTCTGAATGAACCCTAGCTTGACCGTAGACCCTGCATAGACAGGAGTATTAGGGTCGCTAATTGGACTCCCTTCAGTGTCCACCACAGGCGGACGTTTGTCCTCGGACCAAGAGAACTTAATGATATATTTTCCATCTGATACTTCCTCCCATGGCTCTGGTTTTAACGAGGATCTTTTTGGGTTTTTGAGTTTAGACTCAGCCCACTTTAAAGCATCAACTCTTTCCTCTTCTAACTTATCTATTAAGTCCTTACCTACTACAGCTCTCAAGCTATAGCCGTACTGACTTGGCTTCATTACAGCCTGATATCCCTCTAATACTACGGGATCAGGTGTGACGTGGATGTTTCTCATTAACAAAAAAAGTAAGTGGATTCAATTACCTCGGACGGTTTAAGGTCGCCAATAATCGGTGGTTCAGTTTCCGCACCTATTTGGTTAGCGAAATCTGTTAGGTAATCATGCTCTGCGAACAGGTGCATGTATTTTTCTCTGACAATTCTGGATAGCTCTGTCATATCTGTAGCTCTACATAGAACACTATCGTGTATAAGAGCTATAGGATGATTAAAGTCTAATGATGCGAGACATAAGAGACTTGCATCTAATGAATGTATAAGATTCGGAGCCGTTGCTGCCTTATGTCTAGCCTTATCTACTTCGTCAGTGTCGCCAGTGGCAACCTTCATTCTGACTCGTGCAGTACCTAAGACACGTAGCTTTACCTCTTCAAAGTGTTTCTTAAAGATTTTTTGAGAGACAACAAAACCTGATGGTGTAACCCATTCAAGTTCAGTAGCCCCACGCTTAATAGCATTACTGACCTCATCTTCTATCCATTTCATAACCCTCATTGGTCCAGGGACTATGACATTCATTGCATCTCTAACAGCTTTGACAGTTTGAGTTAACTCTTCCTTATCAATCTCTATCCCTTTAACCTTTAAGGCATCCTTAATGTACGTCCTATTAGAAAAGGGTTTTGCATTGTAAGGTATTGTCATTACGGTTCTTTTGCATTCGGCTCTTCCCCAGTGAGCGTGTAGCTTCTGAGGTATATTTGGCTTAGCCTTTTCTGCTACTACTTTATAAGCATCTTGTGGCTTATCTGAAGGTAATACATTAACAAGTTTGGCTGTTGATTTATCTTTAGCGAGACCTGCGAGTATTTGAAGACCACTACATGTAGCGTCTATAGCTACTGGAAGACCAGTACTTATCCGATCTCTCTTTATTACACAGTGGTACATTTCCTCACATGCAGCCAAGAACTGCCAAGGTTCCTCAGCTCCCTCCCATTCAGGAAGGTTATCTAGTGGATGTGTTGCAATTCTCTCGATTAAATCTTCATTTGAATATGTCCAACTGAGTCGGTCATTCAATGTTTCCTTATCTAATCCGTAAGTGGTAGCAACTTGGAATCTTAACCATCGCTCTGCCTCATCATCCATGAAGGATTCATCAGCAAATCTTATAAGTGAGCGACCAAAGTCTTCACATTGGACAGTTAAAAATGCAGGGATAGGGTAAACCCTCCCTCGGTAATCGAAACTATGGGGGACGTAGAACTTTTCTTTATTCTTAAAGCGTTCTACTGTCTCCATCGTCATTCTTGTACGACAAGACTTCTTAAACTCTTGAGCTTGTCGATTCATTACCTGAGCTGTATCTCTGCAGTATTTTTTCCGCGCTATTTCATTGTCAGCTATATCAACTGGCTTAGGTGGCAGCTCGTGATGACATATCGGTTGGAATTTCCCAACACTTCTACCCTTTTGCTGGAGTATTTCAGCTACCTCAACAACAAAAGGGTTCAGGGTATAAGCAACTTTTTGAATCTTATTGAGGAATTCAAAGGGCTTTTCTCCCTGTATAGGGGAGACCTCGCTCCTCCTTACCATGTCATGTCCTCGGATAACCTCATTAAGCAAGTAGCCACCTGGCTTTTCAGGTGTCCAATCATTTGGCTCTATTAACATCGGCCAAGCAAGAGGACTAAAGAGTTCAGCGTTGTACATGACGTCATCTTTGACAGCTATGAACTCAGGTGTAGGTACTACATAGTTATGAGTTTTCCTTCCAACCCGTCTCATCTCTATCTCAAACCATTTACTTGTTGATAAAAGACAGTCAAGTAACCATTGCCCTAACCTCACACGATTAGTAGCTCCCCAAGTATTCCATTTCTGTACCTCATACCGATTCATTAAGGTTTGTATCACTACTACTTTCTGATCAGTACCTATGGATTTATGCCAGTAATTCTTCTTAAGAGTTTCTAATAACCCTGGAGCATGATTTTCATAATGTCTTATTTGGCATTCATTCTCTACACCCTTGCCAATGGATTCAGATATGCGTGTTAATTGATCACTACCCTCTTTTATTGAGAAGACCTTATCAATCGTAATCTTGCATGTTATCGCTGCAGCTGCAACAGGTTCGATATCAGCTAAGTATTTATGAATCTGTTTGAATAACTGACCAGTATGACCTTCATGTATTCGTTTATTGGTATCTTCAATTTGTTTTGCAACTAAGGGAAGTAATGCATCAATGGTAGTAATTCCATAGATAGATGCTGAAGCATATTCTTTCTCCTCAAGGTTCTTAGTATTATCCTTTAATCGTTTCAATCCTTGAGCAATTGCATCACGTTCGTGGTTAATTTGCTCATCAATTTGAGCTGGTGTTGGCATAAGTTTTCCGCGCAATACGTTAAGTTTTGATCTATACCTAAGTGGATATCTATATAAATAAAATGAGGCCAAGGCTTTTGACCTTGACCTCTACCAATGTGTATCGTGGATCACCAAGAACCTAAAACCAGCGCGTCTACCAATTCCGCCAGGTGGGCTAGAGGATCTGAACGATCATAATCTAGCGCGGGGCGGAAATGCGGTTTTATAAACCTAGTGACTTCGTTGGAAAACATGCTTGGTGGATTCGCTAGATACTATATATTAGTCATTGCATTTGCACGACCTTCATCATCTGACTTCCCATAAATGAGAGTTGTGACGATGTTTTTGTGTCCCATTAAATCCATTAATGTTCGGAAGTTTGTACCTCCTCTAACATGGAACATTGCGAAACTATGTCTCAATGAATGGAAGCAATATCCATCCTCTAATTTCATATACTTTGATGTTACATTCTTAAATTGTTTAAGAAGTTGATGACGGTTTAACCAATCATCACCAAAGATACATACATTTGGAGGAGCATATTCTAGGCGAGTTGTTAATATCGGCAAAAGATGAGTGTGGATAGGAATACTCCTATAATTACCAGCTTTTGTCCGTGTGTCCTTGCGACCTCCAACATGGATTAACTTATGAAATAAGTCCACATCTTTAGCCTTTAAGTTCAACAATTCACCCTGCCTCATACCTGTATAGGCAGCGGCAATCACGATATCTGCAAGGTTGTCATTATAGAAAACCTCACGTGATATGCGTACGATTTCATTGACCTGATCCTTAGTGAAGTGATAGCGAATTGATTCATCTTCCTTAAGTCGTTTGAACTTAGGAATATCAAAGTCAAGCACCTCCTCTTCTCTGCAAAAATTTAAGACAGTTGAGACAGCTGAGATGAAACGATTGATGCTTGATTTCATCAATCCATCCTCTTCTTGCAGCTCAACCATGCATTGCGTTAATACAGGTTGACGGATCTTCTCAGCTGGAAAAGTGTATCCTCTGAGTTTTGTGAAATAACCTGAATAAATCATGGCTGACTTACGTCCTCCACCATTTCTCCAAGTGTCTCTGTTGTTAAGGGTGTAATCGAGACAATCACCCCAAGTAATTGCTCTAGTCATAGAGAATTGTTTTAATTTGATTCATAAGATCCTCACCTTTTTTCGTGAGTCTGAGACGTTGCCTACGTGGGGCTGCCTCTTCTACCTCCTTGATTATTAAATTAAATCCAGCCTTACCAAGTCGATGGTCCTTGCTTAGCTTGTCAGTATTACGTGAGCTACTTGCAGTAGTAAAGTTTAAATCCTCCTCTAATGCAGTTTTATGGCAATCATTTCTTGATCCTATATAAAACAACGTAGCTAATACTTGAGCTGGTACTTCGCGGTCATACAGACGCAAGAGATTAATCACTTTTAATAAGCGTTCAATCTTATGATCTGTTATGTCCCTCCGAAGATTTGGATCCATCGTCCTGATTAAAGTTTGGACAGGCATATTCTATACGCAATCTTCCTAAGTGGATATCAAATTGACAATATTCTTCTTTATCAATCCCCATATAGAAATTGCCTGCACTGTAAATTGTACTCATAGATGTCGAAGTTCTTAGGTAGATAGTACTAATTAGTTTTGCTAATAAGTATTTATTATTTACAAATGGTTAAGCATCTTTACTGTTTTTACTTTTATTCTGTAAATACAGTTTACATGCTTTAACAACTAAATCATTAAGGCTTGACTCGTCTGTTGCAGCCTGTATTTTTAGCTGTTTGTGCAAGTAATCTTCGAGGACTACTGTGATTCGTTTCAAAATTCATTAGCCTCGGTAAGTGATAGTAAAAAGACAAAGATTACATAAGTTGGATTGTATCAAACCACACAGAATTATCAGATCTTATGTGTAATTGGTCACAAGCTGATAACGAGTATCATCTTCTAGTTGTTGGTACATAAGCTTTATTAGTTCCTCCTTATGTGGATGATTGCTGACTTCTTTTATGAGTTCAGCTGTCCTGATTTGCTCTGTTTTATTGGTCATTGTTATACCTCGATGGATTGATTGAAAAATTCGTCAGGTTTAATGTGATGTATTGCGTCATACGTCAGTACCGTGAATTCTTTTGAATTCTTCATTAGTTCACTGACTTTCTTTTTAGCCGCATGTATACGCTGATATGCGTGCTCTTTTATCTGACCTTTTTTGTTCTCTGCTCTGACTACACATATATGAGTTCTTTTTAATTCCCACATATCTTTCATATCCATGAGCAGATCAAAAGGAAAAGGTTCATATTTATTTGATGGAATATCGTGGAATTGTTTCCACTTATTTGGAAAATAGTTCTTTTGTTTAGCCATATTCAGGTGTCCATTGTTCACGTGTGTCTTCATCACTGCAAGGAATTACATCCTTGAGTTCTTCATTTAATAAGCCTGCTAAGTTGATAGCTCTATACCCAGCTTCAATGTTGTCGACTCCCTGAATGATGTACTCATTCTTATCAGTTAGCACGACAAATCTCCTGAGCGGCATATCACTCAGCTTGCGATGAGTGTGTGGCATAAATGTTACTTAGTCCTTGAAAGTTTTCGTACTAGCTGTTTCGTTCTGGCCTTAGCTTGCCGTATCTTTTGAGGCTTTCGCCTGCTTTTGTCTTTGCGCTGAACGTCCGCGCTTGCGAACTTCAGATACCTTATACTTTCCATTCTCTATATTCTCTAGTAATTCTTTATAGTTATCTATCCATATATGATCCTTGTAGTTGTGGATAAATGCAAGGATAGAATTCTGTATTAGCAGTTCATTAGATACATTCATGCTCGTGTCCTTGAGTAATATTCTTCTATTAATTTGTCACGTAGATTAACTACATCCTTGTGTAATAAGGTGCAATTAGTTGTACGTCTATGTGGTTGATCAAATCTTCCTATTAAATGTACTAATTCATTCTTTGTGAATTGCAATTAAACCTCCATAAGATACGTCAAGTTAAGGGATGTGAATCCCTCATCCAACCCACGTATGGGCTGGAGGAGAGAATCTATTTCTCGTATGTTTTATGGAAGTTCTTTGCGTCCTCCCATAATCCTGAACCTGATGTGTCCGTGATAGTTCCTCTCTTTGATTCAAAGGGAGAACATCTATCGCAGTACCAAAAGTCAATACCGTTATCTATTAATAGACTGAGCATTTGACTAGGGTGTCTACCCTCTTGCTCAGATACGATCATTAAGACTTCTTCTTGCTTAGGTGTTAGTTGTATTGTCATTACTTAGCTACCTTTTCTTTAAGTGCTAAGTACTTACCTAATGCTTCATGTACTTCCTTGACTGACTTCTCAGACCAAGGCTGTTTGAACGTGCCGAGTATGTTGCTATTAGCGCATATGCAATTACGTAAGCACTGCATCATGTCATCTGCATCAATTCCACCAATGTTGAAGCTTCCATCAGGTCCACAAATGTGGAGTGAATTGTCATCTTCAAAGTACATAACATTACCAACTTGCATTGATACGTCATAGTTAGTGGTTAGTTCAATCGTCATTCAGTTATCCATAAACAATGAAGGGGTTGAGTCCTTCATCAAGCCAACTATACCGTAGTGGATATAGATGGCAAGAGGAAAGAATCAAAGGCTTTTATATTCACCTACTAATTTGTTATGCAGGTGTCGTAAGTCCTTGAGTGTCCATCGTTTAGAGCCATTGTTCAATGTGTAATCATTGAAGTTATTCCATACAATGAAATCAATTAGCTCTTTAGTTTCATCTTTAGTCAGAGACATAAGTAATATTTAGCCGTGATGAGTGTGCACATTAAGTATTACTCAGTCCATGTTATTCATGGCAGTAACTAATACTTTACGTGTGTTACGTCCTAAGTTAACTACGTCCTTGA